CTGGTTTCTGATGTGAAGCTTTATTTTTGGGCACATTACAGATTTTTAACCCTTCCCTTGCATCCCCATAGTCTCGCAGACTTATCATATCCCACTTGCCCATTAAATATTCCGTGTTTGGACATCAGATATGAGTTTTCGAAAGGCACATATGGAATGTGCCTGCTTCCCGCAGGAGGTTGTATGGGGGGCTGTGGGTTCCATCTGGCGTCGTTTACCCTGGGCTGGGTCTCCCACTCAAACCTAGCAGATAGCGTGAATTGGGCATACTGATGTACAAGAGGCAGCACAGTGTCCACGCCAGGGTCCCCTATATCATTCTCTGAAATTTCCGCGTATTGTGGTATGATCTTAAAGAATGTTTGCGGGGGTGGCTTCTCCATCCCCCACCCGCCCATCGCTGGTGTGCTGGTCATAAAGTGATGGTCTGTCTCTGGGATCTTTGCCCATATCTGATCTTCTAGGTTCCACTGTCTTTCATTCCAGATACTGCCGGGCATCAGGGCCCTGTCATCCGGATATTGCTCAGAGAAAAATCTGTTGTTCTTGGGGCTGGTTTTTACACTAAATGTGTAATGGTCAGGGGTTTGCAATGTTCTTAGCAGGTGTTTGTCATCAGGGAGGCGGGCGCTCTCCCACTGCACCTTTCCTGAGTGTTGAGTGCCTAGTGCAAGAGCATCCACGGATACTTTGAAGTTCCTGTCTCGGTCAGGATTGTGTTTGTCTTCCCATGAAAATGCCTGCGAGGACGGTCCGGGTCTGAGAGACCATCTCTCACTGACAGTCTGACCCACAGATGTGCCAGTGAATACAGCCTGTCCTTCATCTGACCCCCCATGCCATCCATCCTCTCCAACATGGGTGACAGTCAGTGGACCAGGCTGCCAATTTTGGGGCATCCTACCATATTCATTTTTCCCAATTCTACGCCATTGAGCCTGAGATCCCAAGGCTGTCAGGGCGAAATAGCGAGAGTCTAAAAGTGGATTGCCCATTGTTAGCCAATTCTGCCCCGGTCCATAAAATGATTTCCAGGGCAGATTCCCCGGAAAACTATACTTGTGTGAATAGGACATCCCCTGTTTCAGGGTCAAATATGTGCTCTGCTCAAGAATGTAAAAAGAGGTTTCCTCGGTGGGGAGCACAAAGTGCGGGACACCGGTGTGGCCTGACTTCTGCCCGATGGTTAAGTATGCATATTTCGGGGGCATATAGGGGATGAAAGGCAGAGGGGACGGGAGAGAGTCCTGTCCATTCCCCAGCACATATGGATAGTCATATGTCTCGTCTGTGAAGATGGCAAGCGCGCCGCTGGCGCTGTCAGTCACCTGTGTCTCGTTATTGCTTGTCTTTGCGACGTCTTTGATGACTATATTAGAGATGAAGATCTCCATTGACTTGGGGCGGATACCGCCTGAAGACTCGAGGAGGCGTTGCCATTCGGAGGGGCTGAACCACAGCTCTGCGCAGTTGAGGTCAAGGTACCGCCATGGGGTCTCGTATCCAATAATGGGGTGAGAGAGAGTCGCAGCATATGAATGCTCTCCTCCAGCAGTCCCAGAAGGGAGGGAGAACGGCTTGTACCGCTGCTGGGGGTCGAAGGGGATGATAACTTGTCTGGACATTGTGGAAATGACTTTCCCCCCTTCGAACGCGGACTCGTTGCTCCAGATGGTGGGCCCGGCCGGAGCCCCTCCACCTCCACCGAGTGTCTGGCCGCTACCCTCTCCATCCTCCATTTCTTCCTGCGTCGCGTACGACGAGATGGCCGGCAAGGTCCCCTGAAAATCAGCATGAGGGGCTAGCTGTTTTTTCAGCTCAAAGACAGCCTCGACCATTGCTGCCTGGAAACCCTTTTCTCTGGCGGCTGCCGAGAGGAGTTCCTGGTCAGCGGATGTGAAGTGTGTGTAGGGATTAATGCCCAGCTTCTGGAGCTCACTATACCTAAAATCGTGTATGCGAGCCTCAGCGTCCAGCCGAGTAGTTGGGGGCCCTTCTTCCAGGCGATTGCCAGGCCCAACGTAGTGAGTGCCGGGTAGTGTAAGGCCTCGATGACCATCGTCTGCAGGCCGCTTTCTAGGGGGCTCAAGATCTCCTGCCACGACCTGTTCTGTGATAGGGACATGCTCCCCCAACACCGGGCCCTGTGATGTGAGAGGAGGGCCTGCTATATGTCTGGGATCAGCGGGGGGTGCTGCGCCCTGCTCCTTTGAGGATCCATAGTGCCTCCAAGCATCTAGTAGGACCTTCGCCCTTAGATTGCCGTCGCCCTTTATAAAGTTTCTAAGACCATTCGCATCTTTCAGCCCCATCAATCCTAAGTGATCTGCGAAGAACCTGACCGCCTCATCGTGCGTTTCAAGTTCCTTCTCGATATCTGACACAAGGACGCCTCCTTCCAATACAGCCTCCCGAGGCTTGCTAAACAGTTTTATTAACACATCCACAATCCCAGCCCTGGCATCAACTAGAGAGCTCCCGAAATAATGCTCCTCCCACTCCCACTCTTCACTGGCTATGACAGGGCGACCGTCGCGGTGTCTTTTCTTTGAGCCGGGGAGAGCCATTTCCACACGGTGAGTCGAAGTTCAGCGCACGTGCGACACGGGCCTTCCTCGGCGCTTCTGCGGAAACATGAAACAGAGCAAAAGACTGTAAGCTTGTGTCAGTGTCGCGCATCCCAACCGCGCACCCGAGCCCGGCTTACCTGGGGGGACGAGAGGGTCCTCGTCAGCAAGGGCGGCAGCAATCAGGCTATCAGTCGGAGACTGTGTCAGCTCTATAGCGAGTGGGCTCGGAGGGTTTGGAGTAGGCGGAGGAGTGGGATGCTGGGTCCAGCTATCAACCGGGGTTTGAGGAGGTTCCCCTTCAACTGATGAGCTGTCAGCAGGACTGGCCCCCATAAATGGATCAGACAGAGGCCATCCCGTACACTGCTCATCTAGTCGGGGCCGCTTCGGAGAAGAGGGCCCCTCGCTGCCTCCGTCCTCATCAGCTTCTTCGTCCAGGGTAGCCATAAACCCTCTCTTCCTCGCCCCCCGAGCTGCGGCCTCTGCCCTGTCCAAGTACGGAACAATTGTCCCTCGTCCCCCGCTCTGCTCCCCGTCGCCGATTTGGGGTTCAAATGCTGGTTCGACAGGAACCGGGTGTTCTCTGCAGTACACGAGGAATGCTCTAACCTCCTCGGTGGGGATCAGTCCAAAGTCTCCGGGAAGGCGGTGGCTGAAAACCACCTTCATCATCCTATCCCGCAGCGCCCCCCTATGTTCGGTGCATGTCACATTGCCAGAGTGGGTTATCGTCATGTCCACGTTACTTGTGACAAGGACGGGAGTGGGTTTCAATGGCCTACTCCCCTTGTTTTTCTGGTCTACTCTCACCTCCTGCCCCCCCAAAACAGCCTTCGCCTGCTCAACAATGCCAGTGTTTATATACCCCTCGTCCCAGAATATCAGAGACTTGTCAACGCAATCATTGAAGGGGAAATTCCCATTGTTCCAGTTAACCATGCCGTAGTTGGGGCATGTTCTGGCTAAGGCACTAGCGAAGTTGGTCTTGCCAGTGCTTGGGGGCCCAAACAACCATAGAGTGTTTCTTTTGCCGGTACCCAGCGCTAGCCACCGCAGAACCAAAGACCCAAACTTAAGGGGGTCAAACCCTTGCATAACCAGCAGCGCCCAGATGCGGGACTCTTCGATTTTTGAGCAGGGCCCGGACAACATGCCCCCACCGGCGCATATTAAATCTATCAACCCCTCATTCTCTCCTTTTGTTAGAGCCAAGTTCATGGCCAGCGCTGCGTTTAAGACCTTCTCCCCCGCAGTCACACAAGCATAGCTTGCCCATGTTGATGGGTACTGATCTCTCAACTGATCCCCTGTAACAATCCCCCTCTCCCTTAAAATCTTAGCCAGGGCTAATGTTTTTTCACAGTTAGCGGATCTATATACTGGGACATCAGCCCCCTCTAGGCCACCCTCACCCGGTCCGCGGTCAGCCAGTAGAGCCTCCCTCTCAGAGTCAGAGACGCAATATTTAGAAAGCCAGCAAGTAGTGGACCAGGCCCAAGTCACTTGGCCCTTAGAAGACAGCTTTGGAAGGAGATAGTGCCAGAGAAATGTCTTGTCGCCCCTCTCAGCCCGTCCGTGCTTATTCCTGCTCAAAGATAGCCACTCTAGCCTTCTCTCTACAGGCTCTTCTGTCAAGAGGCACAGAGTTCGGAACCATGCTCGGCGGAACACCGCACAAGCCATTCTAGCCTGGTACTCCCCACCCAGCAGAAGACACACATGGATATGAAAATATCCAGAAGAGTGCTCTAGCTGCGCAAAAACATCATAGGCTCCCATGCATCTCTCCACAACACCCCCAACTAAGAATTCAAAGAGGTGCTGCGCAAACATGATGGTCGCCTGATTGTCGTGGGTTGGCTCAACCCAGTCCCCCGGGTACGCGCTGCTCGGTTTGATTGCATCCCTTGCAGTCACGCAGAGGGGCCAGCCCTCAGGGGAGAGTATACGCTCAACCCGCTCTCTCAGGTGAACCACCCCGCGCCACACCACCCTGTTCTCGCTCTGATACCCGTAGTCAGTCATAGCTACCTGTCAGTGAAAGTCTCCGTCCACGTCCGTCCGGTCGAAAGGAGTGAGAGAGCAGCACATACAGCTGCAATTTATAGCTGTCAGCAACCAATTAGGGCTCTTGGCATTATTTAAAAATAGGCGGGAACCAATCCTGTACGGACACACCCAGTGGTGTGATCAAGTCAACCAATTATCTCGATGTGCGACTTTCAAAAAATGGCGCCTTCACATCAGAAACCAGGCCTTGGTTACTCAATTAGCAGGGCAGGCAATGGCACCGCTCCAAAGACGCCATCTTGAAGCCACACCCAGGGAGGGGTTGGGGGGCAG